AACTAACCCACCTCTTACAGCAGAAGGACTCTGGGTCACCAAGATGTTCGCACCCTGGCTTGATCCAAGATACCCTCGCCCTGCTAAAGAGGGGGAACTTAGATGGGTTATCTCTGACGAAGACGGCAACGATCTCTGGGTTGACGATCAGGATGACTGTCGAGTTATCCGAGACAAGCTGATTCGTCCTACGTCCAGGACGTACATCCATTCGTCAGTGCGCGACAACCCCTGGTATGCGGCATCCGATTACGAACGGCAACTCGATGCCATGCCGGAACCGTACCGTTCATTGCTCATGGGAGGGTTCAAGACATCGTTCAAGGACCAACCCAATCAGGTCATCCCCACTGCCTGGGTTCAGGCCGCGCAGAAACGGTGGACACAACTTCCTCCAGAAAACGTCCCAATGTGTGCGATTGGCGTGGACGCATCAGGTGGTGGGGATGACCCAATGGTCATGGCGGTGCGGCATGACGGGTGGTATGACCGGCTGAAGAAGATTCCAGGCAAGGACATCCCAATGGATCGGGCCGGCTCATTCTGCGCCGGTCAGGTCATCAGCTACCGGCGCGACGATGCAACGGTGATCATCGACCTGGGTGGTGGTTTCGGATCGAGCATGTACGAACACCTCAAGACCAACAACATCGAGGTCAAGGGATACAAGGGTGCAGAATCCTCGACCAGGAGGTCTCAGGAAGGCAAGCTGAAGTTCACCAATACAAGGTCTGCTGCGTACTGGGCAATGCGTGAGGCACTGGACCCAGGCCAGCCTGGGGGGTCTCCTATCGCCCTGCCAGACGATCCTGAACTGATTGCTGACCTGACAGCACCAACCTATGAGCCGACACCGGCAGGGATCAAGCTGGAAACCAAGGAGAAGGTCTGTGATCGACTGGGCAGATCGACCGACTCCGGTGATGCGGTGGTGATGGCATGGTGGGAAGGCGCACGGGAGACCTCGCATGCCCTGGAGTGGGCAGAGCAGGGTGGATTCGGCAAACGGATGAAACGGATTCCGCAGATGATCGGCAGTGACCGTAAGCCAATGTCGGCTCAACGGAGGGTGGCATGATCGTCTTTCAAGTACCGTTTGCCCAGTTGTGGGGTGCGCCAAACATTGGCGAGATGCTCAATGAGTATGCTGCCGAGTCTGCTTTGGATGGAATGCCGAAACCCATTCCACATCTGGACAGCTATCTGTTGCTGGTCAAAGCGAACCTATTGACAACGATCTGCGCGTTCCAGGATGAAAAGATTGTAGGGTTCCTGCTTCTGCTGGTGAACACGTTGCCACACTACAGTGTGCCGATAGCCACGATTGAAAGTTTTTTCGTTAAGAAGGAGCATCGAACCACAGGCGCAGGGCTGAAGTTGTTGTCATGTGCTGGAGACATTGCCAAGGGAAAGGGTGCTGCTGGAATGCTTATTTCTGCGGCAGTGAACTCCGATTTTGACCGGCTGATGTCTGCGTTGATGTTGTACAAGAAAACGCACAACACCTATTTCAGGAGTTTTGCATGAATATCTCATTGAGGGACATGACGTTCATCCCCGCCATGAATCAAAGGCAGATTGAAGCAGTCGAGAACCTGGAGAACGCATTGAGAGATGTCCCACAGGTGGAGTTTGATACCTCGCACATGTTTCACGCCGGCATGTACTGCCGCACGGTGCATATGAAGAAGTTCGTCACCTTCACTGGCGCGTTGATAAAGATACCCACCGTGATCATCATCAGTGGTGATGTGTCGATGTACATGGGAACTGGATTGGTTCGCATGACTGGCTACCATGTGCTGGAGGGCGGCAAGGGGCGCAAGCAAGCTTTCTTCTGCCATGAAGACACCAGCATCACGATGATGTTCGCATCGAGCGCAACAACGGTGGAAGAGGCAGAGGCAGAGTTTACAGATGAGGGCAACAAGCTTGTATCCAGGCGCAGTGCCAACGAAGTAATCAGAACGGAGGTGTGACATGAGTGGAGTTACGATGACTGGAATTGCAATCGGGATGGGCGCAAGTATGCTGATGAACACTTTGACCCAGGATGGTGCTTCATCCGCAGCACCGTACACGCCAACTCCTGCGCCGACTACCCCTGCGCCAACCCCAATGGCCCCAACACCGCAGTCGAAGCAGAAAAAGACCGAGCAGACGGCAGCAATTGCAAGTGCCGGTCAACTCACTCCGCAAGCCACGTTGCTTTCCGGCAACGAAAAACGCAGTGTCTTGGGTGGCTAAACATGGACATCAAGGATTTGTACGCAACAGCAAACAACCTCTTCAGCAAGAAGACTCCATTGCAGTCATTGTGGCAAGAGATTGCGGAAAACTTTTACCCAGAGAGGGCAGAGTTCACGTTGCGTCGATCCATTGGTGCAGACTTTGCCGCAAACCTTATGACATCTTATCCGGCAATGTGCCGGCGAGACCTGGGCAACCAGTTCTCAACCATGCTGCGCCCCACTGCGAAACCCTGGTTTCACATCCAGAGGCAGTACCAGGAGAAAAGCGAGGACATGGATGTGAAGCGCATGTTGGAGCAGATGGAGAAGGTGCAACGCCGCGCCATGTACGATCCTCTGTCCATGTTCACCAGAGCAACAAAGGAGGGTGACCATGACTTCGCCGCCTTTGGGCAGTGTGCAATATCCGTTGAAGTGAACAACGATGCGGTCAACGGGCAGCATCTGTTGTACCGGTGCTGGCATCTGCGTGATATGTGCTGGCAGGAAAACGAGACCGGAAGGATCGGCTCGATCTTCCGCAAATGGAAACCTACTGCCAACACGATGGTGAGAACATTCAAGAATGTCCATCAAAAGGTAAAAGACATCAACTCCAAGACTCCGTTCGAAGAGCTGGAGTGTATGCACATGGTGGTCGATGCAGACATGTACGATGCCGATGCCAAGGGAAAGCACCGGTGGTCGATCTGGTACGACTATCAAAACGATCACATCCTGGAAGCAACGCCGATCAACCATAAGCACTACATCATCCCCAGGTGGCAGACCGTCAGCAACTCGCAGTACTCCTACAGTCCTGCGACTGTAGCCGCACTGCCGGATGCGCGGCTGATCCAAGCTATGACGTTCACCCTGCTGGAAGCTGGGGAAAAGGCGACCTCGCCGCCCATGATTGCCACGATGGATGCCGTGCGGTCAGACATTGCGGTGTTCGCCGGTGGTATCACCTGGGTAGATCAGGAGTACGACGAACGTCTTGGTGAGGCACTGCGCCCGATCACGCAAGACTTCAGAGGGTTCAATTTTGGGGTGCAGATGAGCCAGGATGCCCGTGGGATGATCCGCGAAGCTTTCTACCTCAACACCCTCAAGATGCCTGATCGTGCGCCTGAAATGACCGCATACGAGGTTGGGCAGCGGGTCCAGGAGTACATCCGCAATGCCCTTCCGATCTTCGAACCGTTGGAATCTGAATACAACGCAGCACTGTGCGAGGAGACCTTCGACATCCTGGTGCGGAACGGTGGGTTTGGGAATCCAGGTTCCTGGCCCAAGGCACTGCAAGGCGCAAACATCGAGTTCACGTTCGAATCGCCACTGCACGATGCCATTGATCAGCAGAAGGGTCAGAAGATTCTGGAGGTAAAGACTCTCCTGGCAGATGCGATTGCGCTCGATCCAAGTGCGGCGTTTGTGGTCGATGCAAAGATTGCACTGCGGGATGCCCTGGTTGGTATTCAAACCCCAGCAACGTGGCTCAGAACGGAAGACGAGATAAAGATTCTCGCCGCCCAGCAAGCACAGGCGCAGCAAGCGCAGCAGATGCTCTCCAGTATGGAACAGGCATCCAAGGTCGCAAGCAACCTGTCAGGAACGTCTGTAGAGGCTCCAAACCCTGGTGCTGGTGCGCCGGTAAGTGGTATGCCACAACCAATGCCCCAACCAGGGATGGGGGGATGAAAATGGAATTGCCAGATAAGCTTGCGGAGGTTGCTACTGTGACCGTGGCTGGAGCATTGGGTTGGGTTTGGAATCATCTCACCCGTAGATTAACAAGGCTGGAGGAAAGTCTTTTGGCAAGGGATGTGTTCGACAGGCACGTTGATCAGCAGAACGGGAAGTTTGAAACCTTGTTCAACCGGCAGGAAAAGATTTCCGACAACTTGTCTGAAGTTCATTCTGCTGTAGCCAGGATCGAAGGAACATTGATGACAAGAAAGAGAGAAGATCGCGATGCCAACTAAGAAGACCCTCGCAGACACACCAGCAGTCCCTGCCGCATACGAGACTGCTGATGTTGCCGCAATCCAGGCAATGGTGCGTGGCGAAGCAGACCCCGCCCAGCAGCAACGCGCTATTAAGTGGATCATCGAGTCCGGTGCGGGGGCATACGATTTTCATTACTACGAAAGCGAAAGACATACGGCATTTGCCCTTGGTCGAGCATTTGTCGGGCAGCAAGTAGTGAAACTCACTCGACTTAATCTTCAATCCCTGAGGAGGGAGCAATAATGGCTGATGAAATTGTAGACACCGCACCGTTGATCGATGACGAAGCACCCTTGGCGGCAAGTGGCGCAGATGTCGCGCCGGCAGCAGTGCCTGATGCTGCACCAGCACCTGATGCCGCACCTGATACCGTAGCACCGGCGGCGAAACCAGATGCTGCACCCGCAGCAAAGGCTGATGCTGCGCCGGCAGCAAAGGCTGATGCCAAAACGGAACCCACTGCCTGGGGCGAGGATTGGCGCGACAAGGTAGCCAAGGGGGATGCCAAGAAGTTGTCCCGCCTGGGTCGGTATGCCTCACCTGAAGCGGTTGTGGATGCCTTGATTGCCGCCCAAAACAGGATCAGCAGTGGCGATCTCAAGCCGATCCTGAAGAAAGATGCCACCGAGGACCAGATCAAAGAGTACCGAGAGGCACTTGGCATCCCTGAGACCCCTGAGAAGTACGACCTGGGTGATGTCATTCCGGCGAAAGCAGACAAGTCCTTGATCGATGACTACCTGAAGACTGCCCATGCCACCAACCAGACACCGGAACAGGTCAAGGCATCCGTTGCCGCCTATTACGAGATGGTTGAAAAACTCAATGCCAACCGTTCCGCTCAAGACGGTGAAATCGCCTCAAAATCAGAGGATTTCCTTCGCGAAGAATGGGGTGTAAACTACAAGCGAAATTTGACCTTGATCAGTTCGTTTCTGGATAACGCACCGGAAGGGTTGAAGACAGGATTGTTGAACGGCAGACTGGGAGATGGAACCCCGATTGCCAGTTCACCGGAAGCACTGCGGTGGTTGCTGCAAATCGAACTTGAGCGCAACCCAACTGCCACAGTGACTCCAGGTGCTGGTGGCAATCTGGCGAAGTCGGTGGAAGATGAACGCAACGAGATTCTTAAGTTCATGTCCACCAACCGGACTGCGTACAACAAGGATGAAAAGATGCAAGCCAGACTGCGCGACCTGAACGGCGCGTTGGAACGGGAAGCAGCAAAGAGCAAGAAGGCGGCATAGGGATAACCAGGAGACTGATCCCACTGAAGCAAATACTACCGGTAGCGCGGCCCCAGTAGGAACAGGCGCAGAACCCGCAAGGATACCTCTGCTGTCTGCCACCGATGGATACCCCAAGCAAACGGATTGATTTTTCACTCAATCGTTTTCAAGGAGATTTATCATGGCAGACACTGCCTTTCAAATTCAATACCGCCAGGAGTTCGTCCAGGCATTCGAACAGCACCAGTCACTGCTGCGCGAGTGCGTGACAACTGAAGCAGTCATCAAGGGTCAGCAAGCCGTTTTCCTGGTTGCCGGTTCCGGTGCTGCGGTTGCGGTCTCGCGTGGCGTGAACGGACGCATTCCGGCGCGGGGCGATTCCATGCTCCAGAACACCTGCACCTTGCAGGAATGGCACGATCTGGTTCGCAAGACCGGTTTCAACGTCTTCGCGTCCCAGGGCAATCAACGTGCGGTCATGCAGATGACCACCCTCGCCGTTCTGAACCGCAAGATCGATGACCTGATCGTCACCGAACTCGCAACCGGATCGGTGGCAATCGGCACGGCAGCAGTCACGATCCCCAACGTGTCCCTCTTCCAGAATGCGCGTGTGAAGTTGAGCAACGCCGCAGTGCCGTGGGACAGCAATGTCACCCTGCTCTGCCAGCCCAGCTTCCTGGCGTACCTGGAGCAAGCACCGGAGTTCGCGAATGCCCAGTGGGTTGACATGCGGCCCTATGCCGGCGCGGAGAACCCGTCCTGGAAAGACAAGCCGATGGCATACCGGTGGAGGAACTGCCTCATCGTCGAACACCCCAACCTCCCAGGCAAGGGTACGACGAGTGAGACTTCGTTCCTGTTCCACAAGTCGGCAATCGGACACGCGATGGACACTGCGGGTCTGCAATCGCCGGTGGGATACGACGAAGAGCAGGACTACTCCTGGGCGAGGGCATCTGCCTTCATGGGCGCGAAACTGTTGCAGAACACCGGCGTGGTTGTCATCACGCACGATGGTTCCGCATACGCCTAATCCATCAACCATCATCTGATCAAGGAGATCAATCATGGCTTACAACGGCTCAACTGCGGCAAGTTCCATTGCCAACCCTCCCGTCCTGATGTTTGGGACCAATGCTTCGGTGGATCAACGCATCCCTGGTTCCGGCACAACCGGCTCGACCATTTACATGAACAATGCGTACAAAGCCTCTACGTCTGTCTATTCGGAGGGTCGCGCCTTCGGTGGGCAACTGTGGGGGTACTGGTCAACCGACAACACCACCGCAATCGCATCGTCCGGTTACTTCACGGATGCTGGTCCCTTGGGCATGCGCCCTGGTGACATGATTCTGGCGGTGGGTTCCACCGGCGGCGCGGGTACGGTGGTCACCCGTCTGTTGACCATCAGCAACATCAGCACCAGTGGGGCGGCAGCAATGTCCTCTGCCGGTGGTGGTGGCTGGAGTCCGACAACCTAAAGGTTGCCGCCTTACCCCAGGCCGGCGCACAGACCGGTCTGGGGCTTTTTTAATCCTTCTGAGGAGAAGCACATGGATGAGCAGCAAAAGATGACACCGGCTCAAGAGATTCAGATGCGGCGCAGGATGACTGAGGAGCAAGCGAAAACTGCTCATGCAGACACTGCTGCTGCCGCGCAACGACACCAGGGCGCGATGGACGATCTCAAGCAGATCGAAAGACGTTCCCCGATCATTCACCCTACTCGCATGAAGCTTGCGGAACATGAACGTCAGGAATGGATTGTGAATGCGGAACTCTCGCACACCGTCGAAGACCTGACCAACCCTGGGTACTGGGCGCATATGGCGGCGCAACTGCAACCATACGATCACATCGAGGTTCGCGCAGAAGACGGTTCATGGATCGCCAACCTGATCGTGATCCAGGTGGATCGTTCCTGGGCGAAGGTGATGATGGTTTCGAAGTACGACCTACTCGACACCGAGGTTCTGCCGTCGAGCGTGGCGAAGCACAAGGTCGAGTGGAAGGGACCGCAGCATCGATTTGCGGTGATCCGGCTGGCAGATCAAGTGGTGGTCAGGAACGGTTTCCAGACCAAGGACGAAGCGAACGGATGGATGCGGGAACATGAAAAAGTGATCTCCGCGCCACACTGAGAGGTGACACATGGCTGATCGGCTGGAAGTCTACAACACGGCACTGCTGCTATGCGGCGAACGGTCCCTATCGAGCCTCTCAGAAGACCGTGAGCCTCGCCGGAACCTCGATCAGGCATGGAACGGTGGTGCGGTGAACAAGTGCCTGGAGGAGGGGCAGTGGCGGTTTGCGATGAGGACTGTGCAGATCGACTATGACCCGTCCATCGAGCCGGATTTCGGCTACAGGCGCGTGTTCAACAAGCCGGATGACTGGGTTGCCACCAGTGCGGTGTGTTCCGATGAGTATTTCAGTGCGCCACTGACTGCGTACACCGATGAGGGTGATCAGTGGTACTCAGACCTCGACACGATCTACCTGAAGTACATCAGCAACGATGATGACTGGGGGATGAACATGGGGAAATGGCCCCAGTCATTCGCGGACTTCGTTTCGGCGCATCTTGCCTCTCGCGTCATAATGAAGATCGCGGACTCCGAGGACAAGCTGAAGCTGATCCTCCAAACCAGGGAACGGTTCAAGCGGGACGCGAAGAATGCTGCCGCAATGGCTGAACCGACAAAGTTCCCTGCCAAAGGAACCTGGAGCAGGGCGAGGACATACGGAAGCAGTCGCAGGGACGGTGGGAATACCAATGGCAGCTTGATCGGGTAGCTATGTCGCGACAACAACCGGTACTTGTATCCTTCAACCGAGGGTTGGTGTCACGTTTCGGCGTTGCTCGATCAGACATCAAGCGGATTGCGCTATCGGCAGAGACCCAGACGAACTGGATTCCCAGGGTTCTTGGGTCCATGTCGATACGTCCTGGCCTCGAGCATCTTGGGTCGGTAAAATCGAATGCGCCGGCGCGGATGATCCCGTTCGTTTTCGCAGTAGACGATTCTGCCATTCTGGAGTTCACGGACTCGATCCTTCGTTTTTGGATCGAGGATTCGTTGCTCACCAGACCCTATGTCGCGACCACCATTGGCGAACTGTCCACCTACACAAACAACAGTGAGTCTGGTGGGACCGTGGGTGGTGGTCTGAACTTGGTGATCACTGGGACCGGAACGAATGCGGGGATCGCAGACCGGTTGGTGAATTGCAGCAGCATAGGTGTTCAACATGCACTGCGTGTGACCGTGACGCACGGTCCAGTCTTGTTTCGTGTTGGCTCGACCCAGGGCGACGATAACTTGGTCAGTGAGGCAACATTAAAGACTGGGACGCATAGCATCACGTTCACTCCCACTACGGCACAGTTCTTTGTGCGGTTCCTGTCGCGCCTGGAGTATTCGGTCACGGTAACCCGTTGCGCCATTGAGGCGGCAGGGATCGTTGAACTGCCAACTCCGTACACAGTGGACTATCTGTCCTACATCAGGACAGACAGCACTGGTGATGTGATCTTTATCGCCACCGCAGACTTCCAGCAGAGGATGATCGAGCGCAGGGCAGACGGTTCCTGGTCTATTGTCCTCTACGCACCAGATGATGGGCCTTTCGGTTTCATCAACACCTCCCCAATCACATTGACCCCGTCTGCGTTGAGCGGGAACATCACGTTGACGGCAAGCAAGGCACTGTTCTACTCCACCGATGTGGGGCGTTTGTACCAGATCACCTCAGAGTCTCAGCGTGTCAACGGGACCACCGCAAGCTTACCTCCTGCTGCTGGAGACTTCACCGATCCCCTGCTGGTGCAGGGTGTTGGAACCGACAGGACGATCACGATCACTGTTGCTGGGTTGACTGCCTCAACCGTGCAGTTGCAACGCAGTTTTGGAGACACCAGCAACTGGGCAGACACACCGGACTCCACGTTCACTGTCGATGGTTCGTATTCGTATGCGGACACCTACGACAACCAGATCGTCTACTACCGGATCGGCGTTAAGCAAGCCGATTATGGTGGCGCGGATGACATCGATTATGAGATCAGCTATCCGACAGGGTCGATCACGGGGATCGTCCGTGTCACCGCATACACATCAAGCACATCAGTCACTGCGGAGGTGTTGACATCCCTAGGTGATGTGGTTGCAACGGACCTGTGGAAAGAGGGCGACTGGTCCGACACATCCGGCTGGCCCAGTGGTGTGGCACTGCATGAGGCGCGTTGCTGGTGGTCAGGCAAGGCAAGAATCTGGGGGTCGGTGGCGGGAGCATTCGATTCCCACGATGAAGACACGTTGGGAGATTCCGGCCCCATCAACCGCGCCCTGGTTGGTGCGGTGGATTCAATCGCCTGGATGTGTTCCAACCAACGGTTGATGATCGGCACTGCGAGTGCAGAACTGTCTGCGAGGTCATCGAGTCTTGATGAGCCATTGACTCCGACATCGTTCAACGTGAAGTCCACATCGACGCATGGCAGTGCGAATGTCACTGCCATCAAGCTTGACCATTCGGTGGTGTTCGCGCAGAGGAACGGGAACAAGTTGTACAAGATGGACTACAACATCCAGAAGTACGACTACGAGTCAGGCGACCTGTGCAACATCATCCCTGAGATCGGGTATCCAGGCATTGTGCGGATGTCGATCCAACGGCAACCTGACACCCGCATTCAATGCGTCTTGGCAGACGGCACAGTCGCAATGCTGGTGACTGATGCTGCTGAAGAGGTGAATGCCTGGATCAAGATTGAGACCGATGGCGACATAGAGGATGTGATTGTCATGCCTGGGCAGTTGGGGCAGATTGATGACCTCACCTACTATGTTGTGAAGCGCAGCATTAACGGGGTGACGGTGCGCTACCTGGAGAAGATGGCACAGAGTACGGAGTGTGCCGGCGGCACGGTCTGCAAGCTTGCGGATTCATTCATTCATGTGACCCAGGCATCCTCGACAACGGTCAATGGTCTTGGTCACCTGGAGGGGAAGAACGTCTGCGTCTGGGCTGATGGGGTTGATGTCGGAACGGCAGACGATTACACCCAGTCCTACACGGTGTCCGGTGGGTCTATCACCCTGGCAACTGCGGCGACCAACATCGTGGTTGGACTGCCATATTCAGCAGAGTTCTACTCGATGAAGCTTGGGTCTCCAACCCAGAACGCACAAACCGTCCTCAACAAGCACAAGACCATCAACCATATTGGTCTGGTGATGGCAGACACGCACCCCAAGGGACTGCGCTACGGGCAGAGTGAAGACATCCTTGATGTGATGCCTGGGGAAGAGCAGAGCAAGCCTGTTGATCCAGATGCCATCTGGACTGCCTACGATGAGACAACGATTGAATTCCCAGGTTCCTGGGGGACCGAGGCGCGGATATATCTTGTTGCTCAAGCACCAAGACCTTGCACCATGCTTGCGGTGAGCATAGATATGGAGGTTTCATAATGATAGAAGCAGCAGCAGGGGGGATGGGCGGTTGGACATCGTTCCTTCCGGCGGCATTCACTATCCTGAAGTCGATCAACGGGGCAGAGGCGAACAACGCACAGTTCGCCGGTCAGATGGCAGCAGGGCAACAGGGTCAGAAGGTTGCCGAGTTTGGTCGAGACCAGAAGTACCAGTATGCCGGTCAACTTCAGGCAATCGGGCAGAGGGCGAACCTCGATGTCCAACGCACGGCAGACTACCTCCTGTCATCCCAGGCGGCGAAGATCGGCGCGAGTGCGACCTACGGGGCAGACCTTGCAGTGCAACGCGCCAGGATCATTGCGGAAGCTGCCTACCAAGGGCAGCAGAAGCAGTGGGGCTACGAGGAACAGGCGCGTCAGGCGAAGATGAAGGGTGACCTGGATGTCTGGACTGCCGACACCAGGGCGGCGCAAATTGCGTCGAGTAGGGGGTCTGTGGACATGGCAAACATGGGGTTGCTGGCGAATGCCGGCGCGACCCTGTTTGAGAAGTACAACACATTCGGATCGCCCAGCAGTGGTGGGGGTCTGAAGGGTGGTGGAGGTGGTGGCTACGATGCCGGCATCACAGACATGATGACTACGGGGTAACCAATGGCAACCTCCCTTCCCAGTGAACTCGATGTAGGAAGACGGTCTGACCCGAATCCTGCCGGCCCAGTGTCGATGGAAGCACCTGGGACGCAGGGGTACGACATTCGGGCGCAGAACACCCAGAAGTTCGCCAACTCGATGGGCATGGTGGCTGATGAACTGTACAAGGCACGGGAGGACTGGGCGACAGTCAACGCCAACGATGCCCTGAACAAGCTTGGCGAGAAGCTGGACTTGGCGAAGAACAACCCTGAGAACACTGGATGGGGGCAGCAGGAACGTCAGAAAGCTGCCGATCCAAAGTTCTTTGACACCACCGTCGAGCAGTTCGGCGGCATCCACAAGAGTATCGAGGACACGATCACCGATCCCCTGGTGCGGCAGAAGTTCCAGCAGAGGGCGGGTGGCATGATGATGATGCAGAAGGCGAAGGTGCTGGAGCATCAAGCCTCCGAGCGCGGCAAGTGGGACATCGATGTGATGAACACCACTGTGAGCCGCAACCTGAAGACGATCAACACGCTTGATGTCGCGAGTCCTACATTCGCCTCGACCTACAAGACGGCAGTGGCTGATGCGGAGAACGCAGTCGGGACGTACATGCAGAACCGTGTGCAGAGCAACGCAGAGGGTCTGCAATACATCACTGAGGCAACACAGAACGTCAGGGATCAATTCGGGACCGCACTGCTGACGAAGGCAATCGATGAGAACCGTCCAGACCTTGCAAAAGCAATGTGGGAAGGAACCTATCGGTCAGACCTTCCGGCATTCAAGGAAGTTCTGAGTGCGAAAGAGAGGCAGCAACTCGCGCCCAGGATCGAGCATGCCTATGTGACCTTCGATGTGGCGCAGAAGGTCGAGGGGTTCCTCCAGCCTATTGTCTCGACCTACCAGTCGAGCAAGGCATCGAATGCCGAGGTTGTCCTTGGCAACATGCCGATGTCCACCAGGACCAGCACCAGGGTCACTGTGGACTCGATCATTGGCAACCTGCTGAAGCGTGAGGGGTCGGCATATGTCCCTGATGACAACGGGCAAGGCCCATCGAGATACGGGATCACCGGAAAGAACAACCCAGAGGCTGGAGACATCTCCAAGCTTACCGAGGAGGGTGCGCGAGAGGTCTACAAGAGCAAGTACTGGAAGCAGATCAATGGTGATGCGCTACTGCAAAGCAATCCCGCCTTCGCGATTGCCGCGATGGACACCATCGTGAACTTCAACCCAGTCCTGGCGAAGCGCATGATCGATCAGGCGAACGGAGACCCCGCAGCACTGCTAACTGCGCGTGAGGCGGCATACCGCAGCATTGCCTCGACCGAACGATTGGCGAAGTACCTCCCAGGCTGGCTCAACCGCAATGCCCAGGTTGCCGATGAGGTGCAGAGTGTTGGTGACATTGCGCGTTCCTCGCAGACCAATAGCCTGTACTCGCAGACCGGTCAACGCAGAACCCTGGCGGCGCAAAGCGAGGCACTCGCGGAGACCGTAGAGAAGTTCATCATCGACAACAAGATTCCACCGGATAAGGCTGAACTGTACCGGTCAAAGGCAATGTCTCGCCTGAGTGGGTTGGTTGCCATCGAGTCTGCCCAGCAAAATCAGGCAGCAGGAAACCTCCTGACCAGAATCCTGGAGAAGGGTTACTCAAGCATTGATCAGGTCAAGGCAGACCCTGAAGCAGTGCAGTGGTTCAAGCAGATCGACCCAACGCAGCAGTGGCACATGGACTCGATCCTGAAGGGCAATCGGAACAAGGGCAACGAGGACACCAACTTCACCACCTCTCCTGGGTATCACGATCTGTTCAAGGATGTGATGGACGGCAAGGTCACCAACATGACGCAGTTGACCTCGCGCCTGGGGTACGGACAGGTTGGAATTCACTATTTCCCGTTCTTCAACAAGCTGATCGAAGACCGCAAGACTGGGCATGACATCATCTACAAGGAACTGGATCAGCAGACCAGGACGATCCACTCTCAGTGGAAGGCGAACCCTATGTGGGCAACGCCGGCAATGATCGAGAAGATTGGGTTCCACTTGGAAAAGTGGCAGCAGGGTGTGCAGACGAAGATCGCAGAGGCGAATGCACTACCACAGGCGCAACGCGACAGTGCGGTGCGAGACATGTTCGATGTCAAATCTCCGAACTATGTTGGGTATGGTGGACCCTTCGAAAGGGCGTACAGACCAGATGCTGAGACTATCGCGCAGACAGCAACAAAGTACATTGAGTCTGGCAATGCTCTTCCTCCAGGGAAAGAGGGTGTTCAGTTCGATGCAGACAGAAAGAGGGCATACCTGGGTGCAAACATCCAAATGCTGGATCGTGGAAAAGAAAAAGAGCAGTACAACTTGCTCCCCAAAAATACAAATTTTGTTGTGTTCAACCCAGTCACCAAGCAGTGGGTTGCGAAAACCAAGGTGGAATAAATGAGCCTGGAAAACGCACCCCTGATGAGGCTTGACGGTGGCATTGCGCCGCCGATGCAGATTCCTGCGCCGCCCCCGTTACCGGTTACCGCAGTCACCAGTCCTGCACAGGCACTCATTCCACCGAAAGGTGGTGATCCTTGGTCTGCTCCTGACATGACGATGCCGAAAGGCTCGATGCTTGATCAGACTGCGAACTCGATGTACTTGCCAGATTCAGTGGTAGAAGCATTGACCCCAGAACAGAAACTGGCTCAAGGGCAGACTGAGGCAACTGGTTTTGTTTCTGGTTTGCAGACTGGGTTTCAGGAGTCTGCATACAGGGCATTGGCATCCGAGGTTGGGATGGCAGACAGAAAGCTGCCAGACATGCGGTTGGGAGAGAAGAGTCCGTTCACCGCAAAGCTTGGTGCTGCGGCAGCAAGACTTCCAGACTTTGTGGCAATGGGGATCGGCGCGATTCCTGGCGCGGTTGTAGGGGCAACCGCTGGCCCATTAGGTATGGCAGCAGGACTATTCATGGGTGGTGCTGCTGTCGAAGGGTACAGAGCATGGTACATGGACAGTCTGCTGAATGGATCGATGACGCGAGAAGACATTGTCGCGAGATCGGGACACATAGCAAAAGAGGCAGGGATATCCGGCGCAATCAACGTGGCATTCGGTGGCGCAATGTCGGCAATGGGGATCAAGTCCTTAGTTTCTGCCGGCATCCCCAGGACTGCGGCGACATCAATCGTGACCGGCGCAGTGGATCAGCAAGCTGGACGATACGCGAAGATGTGGATCGCGGAAGGTGCGCCGGCAGAGCAAGCCGCGAAGTATGCCCTGGACAAGGCATTCCGAGATGTCGGTCTGGATGCCGCCCAGCAAGCCACTGCCCAGGCAGTGCGCGAACTCCCGATGAATGCCATCAAGAACTTCACTGCTGGGATAGCCGGTGGTGCTGTCGGCGGCGCGGCGTTGACGGGAGAGGTTCCTGGATGGGATGACCTCGCCGTTCAAGCCATTCTGATGGGTGGAATGCATGCCGGCATGAAGGGTGCGGGGAGTGCGTTCAGCAAGCTTGGGGATGTCTGGGTGAAGACCGGCAAACTGCCTGGGGAGGTTGCCAGGGACATTGCCGAAAGACCCTCGATCCTGACCGAAATGTTCGATGTGACCCCCGTGAAGAAGGCGGCAGAGGCGAAGTTCCTCCAGGACCACCAGGATGCCGCCAGGATCGAGCGGGAAGCACTCTCTGGACGCATGATCACCCCAGAGGAGACTCAGGTGCGGGATGCCGTCAGAACCCTGCCTGACGATGCCTCGCCCATTCTGCGGAAGGCATTCGAAATCGCCCAAAAAGTGGATCGGACCCCGCAGGAGGAGCATTTCCTGAAGATTGTCCAGGAAGGTTCCTACGAAAGCGTGGGCAAGGCTGGAACCGTGTCGGCTACCCAGGTCAAGATCGAGGCTGAGAAGAAGATCAACGAACTGGAGACCGTGGCGGCGCAGAAACGTGTTGCCGCAAAGGAACTGACCCCAGAGCAGAACGAGAAGATGCTGGAGGCGACCAACCGGCACAACCAGATGATTGCCTTCCTGCGGGGCAAGTACAACGGCAGTCCCATCGAGCGCGACTCACGCATCCGCAACCTGACCAGGGACTTCGAAGCGGAGAAACTGGCGATTGCTGGCGAGGCGACCAGCAAGCAGTTGGCGAAACGCGCCCTGGACGCAAAATCGAACTTCAAGGGCAAGGATGTCACCGTAGACGGTGAGGTCGGCAGGGTGATCGGGACGAACATCCGCACCGTGAAGGTCAAGTTCCAGGATGGGAGAGAAGTCGAGGTTCCCAGGGAGAAGGTCACTGCTGCGGTCATCGAAGCACCGGACATGACGGTTGGCATGACCAGGGCGCAACTGGACGAATACCAGTTCCTCAAGTCGAACCTGGATTCCGGCAAGATCAGTGAGATTGCAGATCGGTATGGTCTGTCGGTCTCCGAAAACGTCCTGGCGGTAGGAAAGCTTCCGCAGTCGGTGGCTGAGAGTCCTGTGTACCAACGGTTGCTGCGCGACACTGAGATCGCGACCAAGGACAGGGACAACCTCCCGCCGGATCATGCCGATTCAGTGGCGCGTCTTTACTATGCCATGTACCAAAGCATTGCCACCAAGTTCACGATGGCAGGGATACCAAAAACAGTCGATCAAGCATTCATGGAACACATGATGCACATCGTCGGTGAGGGTGAGGGGTCTCTGAACCAGACGTTGCCGTCACGCTGGCCTACGAAGAAGGGTCTGACACCATCGATCAGTGACCCGATGATCGCAGACCTCGCGACCCTCAAGACCACACCGGAGCAGTTCGCGAAGGCAGTGGATGCCGTTGGGTTGGAGTCTGGGATGCGTGTCGGAGAAGGCACTCCAGAGGTGAGGTCTGAGCGGATGATCCAGAGGATCATGGACAACATCCTGTGGTTGCATGATCAGATCGATCCGGTGATCCGCGCACGTTCGAAGCTTTGGTATGACGGCGCGGAGCAGATCGCGGAAAAGTGGAGTCTGAAGTACGGGATTCTCAAGTCACAGGCGGCAGGGATGCTTGCCGTACTGTCTCCGCAGAAGGACTGGTTTATGAACGTGACGATGGCAGAACGTGTCATCGACATTCTGCACGGCAAGATGGACTACCAGTTCGATTCGAAGATGCGCGGATCGGCATTCCAGTTCCTCCTGAAGGAGGGATCGAAAGATGTCGCAGACCAGAAGAACATGCGGAACTACGATCTGGTCAAGGGCAAGACGTTGCGCGAAGCAATCGCGACGAACAACCAGGAAGCAATTGGTCTGTGGATCAGGGCATACGATGAGGCGTATCACTCAAGTGAGTACGCAATCATCCACCCAGAGGGCGATTCCGGCGCGAACAAGACCACACTGGACGGTGTGGAGTCGAGCCGCGCCTGGGGTGGGTTCGATGCCTTGGGCAAGGCGGCATCGATCTTCATCGACGGCAGTCCTGAGAACATCAATGCCAAGCTGGGCGGCGAACACAAGGTCCGCAACTTCTACAACAACATCTTCAACCCAAGTGACCCCAGGTTCGCGACCATCGACACTCATGCGGTTGCTGCGGCACTGCTGACCCCGTTTGGCGGCAGTGATCGTCCTGTCGCCATGAATTTCGGCAAGTCTGGTGGGTCGAACGAGACCGGTGTATCTGGGACGTACCCGATTTATCTTGAGGCGTACAAAAGGGCGGCAGAGGCGCGTGGAATCCTCCCTCGCGAGATGCAATCGATCACCTGGGAAGCAATTCGCGGGATGTTCAAGGACACCTTCAAGACAAAGGACAACCAGAATGCCATCAAGGACATCTGGGATCAGGTTGATCGTGGCGCACTGACCAGGGAAGAGGCACTGACGCAAGTGCGCGACATGGCTGGCGGCATCGATCACCCAGACTGGTGGGGTGGGCATGAGCAGACAACAGTGGTTTCGCGGGACAAGTCCTATGTGCCGGATGCCACCACCTGGACCGGCAGGAAGGTCGCGTTCTCCGCGAACGGGTATGGCACGGCACTGACTGCTCGACTGGAAGCACTGCCGTACAACGTCCACAACGCAATCGTGGAAGAGGTTGCGCGGTCTGCGGCAATGAGGGCATTCACTGCGTTCGAACTATTGGCAGATCAAGCCAAGCAGGAACGCAAGGAAGCAGCATTCCGCAAGGTGTTCCCAGAGATGGGTGTGAATGTCGCCAGTGACATGACTGTCGGTGTGCGGTATGCGGACCTCCTGGCTGATGGAAAGAAAGTCTACGAGACCCGTGAAACCGATTCACTGCGACCCTATGTGGGCAAGATGGTCGCGATTGTACGAACCGGCGAAGGCACGGCAAAAGCAATCGGCACGATGGTGATCGGGGAACCGATCAAGGTCGATGCGGAGCAGTTCCGCGCCATGCGAGACCAGCATCTGGTTCCAGAGGGGTCTGAGTTCGATGTCAAGGCCGGCGGCGAGAAGTACCTGTACCCGATCACCGAGGCGAAACGGTTCGACCAGGAACACGATGTCGGCAGGGGGATTGTGGCTCGACGGGTGCAGTACCCAGAACCGGCGAAAGGCACTGGCAAGCCTGGGAGTCTGCTCGATTCGTTCAAGGGGAAACTACAGGTAGTGGTTTCTGGGTACTTGGACACTACTGGGCCTGGGTTCTCCCTCCAGATGACGAAGGGTGCGTCAATGGCGAAGATTCAGGAACTGGCGAAGGTTCTTGGGTATGCCCTGCGCCAGGATGAGATACAGATCACCTCCCCAGAGTCATTCAAGGGCGGCAAGGAGATGGGAACGGTTCAGATTCACATCCCCAAAAGCATGTTTGCGGCAGACATCGAAGCACTGTATAGTGAGATACGGAGCAATGTGCTTGACGGGAAGGGTAAGGAACTCCTGGGTGGGCATACGACTGAAGACGGCACGATGGCAATCATCGTTCCGCACGGTACAGAGTTGGCACTTAGTAATAGGATCGCGGAGTACCTGGGTGACCGGCACGATGTCACTTCAGACTCCTTGTTTGTTGAGTCACTCACCAAAGGGAAGAAGGATTATGGCTTACCTGGGCAAAAGAAAGCTGGGGGAGGTTTCACCGAATCATCCCTGGGCCAATACGCAAGTCGGATTAGGGAATCAGTCGATGCAGACTTCGAAACCCGAATCGCCGCCGCAGAAGAACAGCAACTTCGATCCCTACAGGGGGATGGTGGAGGTCTACGACAAGCTTTCGGACGAGGAGAAGGAGGAGTTGAGAAATCAGGGAATCTCCTAACCCCAACGCCTT